CATTAGTTCTGCAATATTATCTAATCCTTGAGCATTAAGATTTAAGCTCATTGATGGCTTAGGATCTTCGTGTGGCATACCCATCGGAGACATACTTGGCATATCGCCACATTCTTCGATCTGACCTTCTGCCACTGGTTGATCTAGCTCACGCATTCTAGCCATTAAATCATTAAAGTTCATATTAACTCCCTATGGCGCTCTTTGCACCTTCCTTGTCTTGTTTTTGTTTAGGCAGTTTATATTCACCTTGCCCATCTTCTTTTTTCTGTTGCTTGGAGACTTTTTGTAAATCTTTTAAAAATCCCTTGTTAAAATCATCACCAAAATAGTCTTTGTGTTTAACTTTAGCATTACCCTTGTCTAGCTCACTTTCGTCTAATAGTGCTTCGCCGCTAGGTTCTTCTCCGATAGTTAATTGGTCAACTTCTGATGGTTCACCACTACCACGCACACGGATATGTGTTTCACACATACCCATTGCTAACATTTCGTTTTTAATTTCAGGAGCAATAACAGGGTACTCACACACTACTTCATACACTGTAACTTCGCAGTTCTTAAGTTCTGGAAAGTCCATTGGCAGTGCTTGAACTGGTGTTTTTGTAACCTTTTCAAAAGTCATAACACCGCATTTTCCAAGGCGTGTTTTTAGTCCTTCAACGAAGTTTTCTGGTAATTCGCCAGCTACCTTCACTTTGAAGCTATAGACTTTTTTGCTTTCGGTAAGATATTCTTTAAAAGTTTTCATAGTAATATTTAGTCCTTTTGACCCAATTTCTTTAGCAGCTCGTTGCGGTCTGTAATTACATAGCCCTGGCCGTTTATAACATCATTTGGATCTGTATTATTATCGTTGTCAATTTTCAGCTTCTTAAGCTGTAGATCAACGGCTTTGAGCTTCTTGTCAATTTTGGCTGTTTTAGCATTGATAGCATTGCCCATCATACTGGATGCAACTTCGAAGATTCTACTGCTGTAGCGTACTTCAACATTCATACCTAGATCCATTAGCTCATCGTAGGCCTTCTCTGCTTTTTTTGCTAGGTTATCTAGATCTGTATCGTCGATGTCGTTTAATTCTTTAATCTGCGGAAGTCCACGAGTGATTGCTTCTACTGCTTTATAGCTGTCATCAATGCTGCGAATTTCTTCGTGTTTTGGAACATCCACCGGTGCAGGCTCTACTGGTTTAGAGTCTTCAAGATTAAACAATTCTTCTAATTTTTTAGTCATACATTACTTATTTCCGTTTGCCGCCTTGGTGGAAAATTTCGTTCTCGTTTATCACACGAAATCTAACACCCTGCTGCTTACACCAGGCACTGGCTGCTTCCCATTTTGCCATATTTTTAATATACTGTGCTTGATTAAATTGGCTCTTTCCGACCTGAGAAGCAAATGTTTGACTGGTTGGCTTCACTTCTACTAATTCTGCGTGTTTCTTTTTGTCTTTATCTATGTAGACTATAAAGAAATCAGGAACATAAATTGTATACTTGCCTGTTAACGGATCTCTATATGGGATCTGTATGCTTTCACTAGCCCAAGTTTCAACACCCGGATGCTCGTCAAGCATTTTCATAAAAATAAATTCCCAACTGCTGCGAGCCAATGGAGTCTTTTTGCCAACATACTTGCTGGGATTTTTTACTTCAAAACGTCCTTGGGCAAATTTAGGCATAGATGTTTCTGGCAAATGCAGCCGATACTGGAGTTACTCTAAATCCTAGAGTAGATGATGCAGTGCGATTGTTGTTTAAGATTTCGCCAACTAATGAACTTAAATCAATATTATCAAATTTAACGATAGTATCTAAAATCGCAAATATTGGAGTTCCGTCGATCTTGGCCTGCTTTAGCAGAGTGGCTGCTACAACATTAGCAGCATCATCATCAAACCCTTTGCCTTTAAAAAATGAAACTGTGGCATCAACTTCCGATGATGGAAACTGTAAAGCTTCTTGACCGTAGGTATCGAAAAATAACTTAGTCGATGCTGCACTGTCGTTGTTAGTGAATGCTGGTAGATTAGTTGCCATTATGCTATTGTTCCTCCAGCATCGGGAATCATTTTCTTAGGAGTACTTGATGTACCTTGTGTTGTTGATGTGTTAGATGGAAACACTGCTCCAACTACACCGCCAACCGTCGAAATCGCTGTAGAAATATTTTGAGGATTACTTAATATATTCACTGCTTCTGATTTAAGTTGATTTAGACTTAGACCTTTAAAATTCTTATAGGTATTGATCGACTGAATTGCAGTACTCATAAATCCACCAAAACTATCAAAGGTATTACCGCTGCTGAGATCTCCGAAGATACTTTCTAATCCGTCTAGTACTCCACCGTCGCCGGTCAATGTTGCAACACCGCCACCTTGTACACTCAATGGACTTGGCACATTATCATAATGTAATGTGGCAAATCCCTTTGGAGTATTTTTCTTTACGGTGCCTGTACTATATTGTACAGCTTCGTATTCGATAGTCATTGTATTGTCGTTGAACTCACTGGCACTGTAATCCATATTACCGTGACTCCAGGATTTAATTCTCGGGTTTACAAGAGTGTAGCCGTTGAATCTTCTACGACTCATAGTATAAATGCTGATTGATTTAAAAAATGGTGCAGTAACTTTATTATCAAGACCATATCTAAAATTGTCTTGTGGAGTGTCTGGGGCACGATATTTCGTTGCAGACCAAGCAGCATTTGGCTGCTGACGATCGGCGATGTAATAACCATAGTATAATGCCCAAAGAGCGTTTACAATACCATTACTGTCATCGTGCATTGTAATACTAATGGGGTCGTAGTTGATACCTTTGTAGATAATCTTTTTTCTGTTATATTGATTTTTAACAACACTGTCAAAAGTAAATTTTGGAAGTTCTGCTGACTTGATCAGCATATTGAATTCTTCCTGATGCCGACCAGTGTAGGCCTGCGCCTTAACTGCTTTTGTGTCTAATTCAAATCGTGCATAGTATAAAAACTTAGTACGAGGGCTGAGTCTAAACGATTCGTCAATGAATAGTCGGGTGCTGTGTTGCCAGTTGGATACTAACCCCTTGGGGTTGAGTACTCCTTTTGCAGCACCTTGAAGAAATTGTGTAAAGTAATTGGCCATACAAATATTTATGCCACAAAAAAACCCAGGTTTAATCCTGGGTTAGTTTGATTAAAGCTGTTTAGCCTTGTGCGCCCAATGCGCCTGTTACAGCCTGTGTAGCTACTTGACGTCCAACTGCTGCGCCAATACCACCTGCAATACTTGTTGTAGCAGCACCTGCTGCCCACTGTTCCATATTGTCGAAGCGGATGGTTAGTGCAACTGTTGCAGCTTCGTTTGTACCGTAGTTCAAATCACCGTAGTCTGCGTTTTGTACAAAGCAACCGTATAGATTAATTGTTTCTAGTACGTTTGGTGTTAGTGTTCCGTTGCCACCGTCTAGTATCTCAGTACGCATTGTAAATTTGTAATCAATACCTGAACGTGCAGAAGCCTGTTCCATAAAGTCAAATTGTTTCTGGATCTGTTGACCAACTAGTGCCTGTACTTGACCGCTTGCATCGTCACGCAATGTTAACGTGATAGTTTCAAAGCTGTACTTACCAGCTAGGTATACTTTTGAGTTGTATATGTCCAACGGCATTTCTTCAAAACTTACTTTTGGTCTTGTTACATCTGATACTTGCTTTGTTAGTTCCGTTGCGGCAGCAACACCAAAGCCTAATAGTGTCACTCTGAAGCGATACTTTAGTTTTGGCATTAGCAACACTTGGTTGCTAACTGACCCGTTAGACGGAATTGTAAAGTTGTTTAATGAGGTAATTGGCATTTTTAAATTTCTCCTGTGTTCTTGACACGTAATGGAATGTAAATGAACTCTACAGCTTTCACAGGACTAATTGCAATGTCTACCCATAGCTCATTACGATCAATTCTGCTGGCAGTATTGTTACTATCATCACAAACAACTGCGAAGTCATATAGTGCTCTTAATCCGACCAACTCTAACAACAAGCTCTCTACTGATTGTTTGATTTCATCGCGTGTGATCTTGTCATTTGGTTCAAAGATGTACGGACGAGCAAGTTTGTTTAGTTGGCTACGTAGGTAAACAACTAGACGTGCTACGTTAATACGATCTAATGCTGATGCATTTGGATCACGTGTTTTCTGACCATAGTTAACTAGACCAACACCGTTAAAGAATGCAATCGGGTTAATTTTTAAGTCATACAATGTATCGCGTTGACCGTTGTTCAATGCTACTGTCTGGAATTCGCCGCTCATTGCATCAATATAACCAACTGCTGTTGCGTTAGTAATATTACCACGACGTGT